TCCCATTCTTTTCTTTAGTCGTTCGTTCTCTTCCTGTAGTTCATACATCTTATCAATCAATATATCTTTAGCCGTTCCCATATGTTTTCTCCATATTGAATTTAAGTTGTATCCATTTTTTCCTTGCTTTGATGATAAGAGTTTTCATCTTATTCCCACATTCTGAGCATACTTCTTTATTAGATGTATCATTATTACATATAGAACATTTAATCATATTATCCTCGACAATTTTTATTTGGAATGGGTGACTATTCAGTCACCCATCCCTTTCATAGTTCTAAACTAGTATTCCTATAATAGTATTCCTATAATAGCTAACCAGAAAAGAACTTTCAATGGAGATATAATAGTCATCGCACACTCCTGTTATTGATTATCTAAGCATACAGGAAAAAAATAATCGTGTCAAGTGGGGTCTTTTGGATAAGGTTTTATCTTATAGCGTAACTTATTTAATAACTCTTTCTTTCGCCTTCTGTCTGCGTTGAAATATATATACCTATGTTTCCTTGGTCTCTCCCCTCTTACCATCTTATCGCCTAGTATCTCTTTAGCTTTATTGATTCCACCATATGAATCAAAGATATGTCTACAATGCTTATCCTCAGTTCCCTTTATAAACCACTTGCTATGTTTATCTGACAGTCCAGTATAAATCCAATTGGTTGCCTGATACACAATTCCCAAATGCCCTTGCTCTACTTCTGCATAGGAAACTATTATTTCCTTTCCTACCATAGGTAGCGTGTTACCTATCAGAAAACTTTCCACATTCTTTGGAGTTCCATCTTGTACCCATAGTCTAGTCAGTTCCAATACATTGTCTGATTCGTCACTTCCACATACTCCTTTCTGTAATGGTCTGCTTGCAGGAGTTCCATAGACTACTGTTCCTATCACTTCCCCTTCCCTATTGAATAATCCAAATGCCTGACTGCATGGTGCTTTCCTATGTAAGTAATGATTCTTTACTACCAGTTCCATAGCAGTCTTATAATCAAGAGGTCTGATTACATAGTTATCCTTGATATTCAATATTGTTTCCTTTAGGATAGATTTCCTCTTCCCATTGACATTGTAAGTTTTTATCATAGACTATTAAATATCTATGCTTCCTTGGTCTTGGTCTCCACTCTCCTTTGCTTCCTTTAACCTTCCCTCTTATATGTTTGATGTAGCTTCCATCTTCCTGTTCAAACCAAAAATCTGTTTTCTGTTTAGTTAAACCATAGTATTTAAAATTCAATGCCTGATAAATATATCCTGTATGATATCTTGAATCAGCATATGAAAGTATTGCTTTAACTTTTGTTGCCTTCCTTAATTCCTTCGTTGCCCTAGCAACTACTTGTGAAAGAATCAAATTACCATTTGCATCAGGATGTTTAACTAGTCTGCCTAATTCAAAGATTCCTTCCTGTTCCTTCCTTCCAAGACCAAAACATCCTTTCACTAACTCAGGAACTGTAGGACAAGTAAATATACAAACTACTAAAAGTTTGCCATCAATAAATGCACCATAGTTATATCCACTACGAAACCCCTTGCTTTCCTTGGTTAAGTAATGATATGGAATAAGAAGCGAGGATGCTTCCTCTTTACTAATTTGTTTGACTATTAGTTCCATATCTTTTTTAGTGACTAGGGAAAATTAAAGTACATTACTATTTGTCTCGCACAAATAAAAAGATTTTGATTTCCATTGTCTTTTCAAGAAACTGTACAGATAGTTATTCGTATAGTTTGGAAACAATTTTCATCTGTATTATTCATATCTATAAAAAAAACTCTCAACTACAGTTGGTTATTTTTAATTTCGGTATGAATAATATCTTTCCTGTAACATACTGCGAGTTAAAACTCTCCCTAGCCACAAACTAATATAACAAATAGAGATTGGGTTGTCAAGGACTAAATTTGAATAACATCCAAAACATAGTAATCAACATTAAAAATATTAGGAATTCATTTTCAGACTGCTGGTTCATCAACATCTCCCAATGCTTTCCTTACCTTTACACTTTCTTTTCTGATAATGATAGTCTCTTTTCTAATTGTTATAGTCTCTTGTAATATCTTCCAGTTAAGATAAATAAGAGTAGCTGAACTAACTAGAAGAGCTAGGAATACTTCCATCTTCTTTTTCTACTTCTGCTAATTTATTAGTCATATCATCTAGAATATCTTTCAATACATTTCTCCATTTCTTTGGGTCTAACTTTTGAGCATTAGTTTCTAAATCTACATGCTCTTTCACTTCCTTTAGTGTTGGCATCCTTCCCTTCTCCAAAAAACCTACACCTAAAATCTGTAAGGTCTTTCCTCTCTTATAAAATTCCTGATAGTTTCTTTTAGTTATTTTAGGGATTCCTATAAAATGTGATTGTAGTTCCAAGCACTCTTTAAGAGTTTTAGGTTGTTTAAAATTAGTCATTGTCTTTCCTATTCTTTAAATATTTATTACGCCTATCTTGTATTTCCTGTAATGTATCAGTATGAGGTATTAGAGATGTATCTACATCCCTAGTCAAATCTTCAATAAAATTTCTTTCTTGTAAATCTTTCTCCAATATCAAAGCATATATTTTTCTTAGTAAATTAAAGCCTACATATTCTTGGTTTACTTTAATATAAGATTGGCAACATTCCCTTAGTATAAATAAATCAGCTACTGTTGTTTTTATTGTAGCTTCTTCAACTGCCCATTCATCTTGAGTAGTTAATAATACTGCCAATCCAATCGCTTGTACTAACTCAATGGATACAGTTACACTTCCTTGTGGTAGTAAGTGCCTAGCTGGTACTTGTACTTTCCCCTGTTCAGGCGTTATTTCCAATAACAAGGTTATACTATCGCTTAAATATAATGCTTCATTTCTAGTTAAGGGTAATTCTTTTATAGTTTCCAAATAGTTATAAGCATCATCATCAATGATATCATCGCTAGGCATAAGGTTTTTCTCCTAGAATTTGTAAACATCGTCTACATAAATAATAACTTCGTTGCAAACCCTTCTTCGATTCCCATACTTCTATTATAGGAGGAAAAGTATTATGCCCTTTTAGTTTACAAATCCATTTTTTTATAATATTCATCACAATATATTATACTAATTTCAATCATCATTTCGATTTGGGTTAACTCTCATTTCCAATTCTTTTATTTTTAGTTGTAATAAATTTAAAGACTCTGTAATATCTTGGATTTGTTCTTCAATACTTTTATATGAATCTCTAAACTCATCAGACATTTGCATAAGATATTGCATTATGTTTGACATATATATTCCACTTCCAATTTATTAAAGGCTTTCTTTAATTCTAAATAATCTCTTGGACGAGCAAATTCTCGTACCACTTGTAAATATACAGAAGCAAAATTCTTTCCATGATGGTCTGCATATATAACACTCTGATAGTTTATCACATGAGACATTTCATGACAAATATATGGGAGGCTTTTAGCAAAGGGGAAAGGCAAAACAATTGATGTAGAAGTTGCATAGGCAATTGTTGAGTCTGTATGCCCTTCCGTTATCACCTTCGGAACAAATGCCCCTGCCCAAATAGATATTCTTTTAACAAGGTCTTTTACTTCATCCAAGGATAATACTTCAAGGTTATTCCAAAAGCCACATTGTTCCTCTGCTTCATAAACTAATTGTGCTTGGTCATCAGCTAAATGAAGATTGGGTATATCTCCTATATGTCCTTCACTTATTACTGCCGTAGTTCCCATGTTCTCTACTCATTCTAATCTTTATTTTTTCCGAATACGCTTCCAGTTATTATCGCTCCAAATGATAAGTGAAACAATCCACCACCCTTCAATGTGAAAGGTTCATGCTGCGAAACCAATTTTTTTAAGTATTCAAGTTGGACAATGGGGTCTTCAATCTCCTGAAGATGACTCATATAATCAGCTAAGTCCAACCCCATTCTGGCAATCCCATAATAGATAGGCACGAACATAAAGTCGTATATACAAATTATTAAGTATACAGTTACGACTATGTTTCGCCATATCATTATTATTCAGGAATGACTATATCATCTATTACTTTTATAGCAACCTTTGTAAATTCTCTAAGTTCTTTAACTATAACTTTCTTCTCTGCCATAGTAATCTTCTTATCTTTTAAGGCACTTCCAAGATGTTGTACTACATCCATTGCTTCCTTGATAATCTTCTTCCCTTCTGCCGTTTGACCCATGTTCAATTGCATAAAGGTAATGGCTAAAGTTATTAAACTCATCGGATTCATAATTTTATTTCCTCCATATAATCATTATTACATTGGCAATTCCCACCACATTCACAGATGTAGGAATTGTAATCTTCACATTCTATACATTCACATACACACATGCAAGCTACTTCCGAATCCTCGCAGGAACATTCCCCTGTTTCCATGCATTCGCAATCATTCATTCTCAAGTACCTTCATGCCCAAAGCTATGATGCCTCCGATAGTTCCGGTGGCGATTTCTGGAAGTTCATGCATAGCTCCAAGTGCAGCTAGAATACCTAGCACAAGAATAGCTAAAAATATTTGAGGTCTTAATTTTCCAAACATAACTTTTTCTTTACTCCTTCCGTTTTATTGCTTCTGCAATCTTGTCACGCTTCTTCTCTCCAGCACTCCCTTCCGAGAAGTCTCTATGACCTTGTTTCTTAGCCTGTGCTGTAGCAACTGCAAATGGATTGTCTACAGCTTTCAGTCTAAAAAATAATTGTTAGCTCTCTGCTTGTTTCCTGTATAGTCACTAGATTTATGGAAACATGATTCACATGGACATGATTCTTTATAGATATGTACATTCTCTTTCTTCAGCCAGTTAAAGAACTCGTCTGATTTAGTTATAGATATTTCAAGTACAGGAGGTGTTTGTTCCTGTCCAGTAGAAGCTAATACTTTATTAAAAGCATCCGTTTCATTAAGTTGGTCTACAGGAGTTTCTCCAGAGTTTCCTCCTTCCACTACTCCTCTCTTAGTATATTTACCTAATTGTGGAGTAGTTAAAGCATCATCATAATGCCTTTCCCCTAGATTCTGCCCTGCTTCATTAACAACCCAAGGTGGACGTTTATGTGCGAAAGGTGTGGGGTCTTCCTCTATTACAGGAGTATACCTAGCATACTCTGGTTCTAGTTCACCGGGAAAACCATATTGGTCTAATAACCTATGGTGTTCCTCTTGTCTTCCTTGAGTATTAACTAGAGTAGGAAAAGATTCTCCATATTCTTTTGATTCAGTATCACCTACAATTTTCTGTAGGGGAACTCCCTTACCATCCATATATTTTAAAAACGATTTAGTAAAATCTATATCACCACATGATTTAAACATAAGTTCCACTCCTTGTGAATTACATCCACAATTACAATTTCCGTCACTTTTCACTAAACAACTTCCATCTATACATGAAGAAGTTGCAGAATTCTTAGCCTTTAAAATATCAAATGATGCTCCTTGGTTAACTCCCTTTTCACATACAGTTACTTCGGCTAGTTCCAATTCATCTACTTGCATCACTTCCATTAATCCCTTCTGTATAGTCTGAGTCTTAGTAGCACTTCCAGCTATACTATAACTCTTTAGCTTCCCTTCATCTATCTGCTCCCTTACTTTCTTAGATATCTTCGTATCATTTCTTAGCTCTGTAATAAAATATAATCCTTTATCATCCACACCAGATTTAAATATCTGCCCACCCTTACTAATATAAGCTGGTAAAGCCCAGCCTACCTGTACGTCTGAATGAAGTACCATGGCGTTACGAGTTCTGAAGTTAGACATATATTTTGTAAATGCTTTACCTAAAGCATCAGTAGTAATTAAATGTCCTTCCCTATCTACTAATTCAATAGAAGCAGGGCCACCAACTACAAGAGAATCATCATCATTTATTCCCATTTTAGCTAGAGCTTTCCGAAAAACTCTGTCATCTGGATAGGCTCTGGATAATGTTAATACTTCAGCAGGAGAAGCTATCCCTGCTTTATATAATCTCTTATATTCATCTAAAGCAAAATCTATATCTTTTAACGTAGTTCTTCCATCAGTTGCTTTCTCAAGAAACTGCATCTCTGTATCCTGATATAAATCTTCAATCCATTTTGTATCTGTTGCAGTAGTCATTATACGACTGATATCCCCCAGATTACTCCACTAACTGTGGGTGTATTCTGTGCTGCTACTATAGAAACCTTCTTCGTAAAATGGAGTGGCACATATGTTTCAAACACACCTTCAGAAGAAGTTGCTATCTTAGGCAGTATTGGTATTCCAGTTGATGAACTGGCTGTATGGTCAAACGCTAGGTAAAGTATATCTCCAGATGTTGTAGATTCATTAGTTATTTTAATACCCTTTATAATTTGTATGCCGGGTCGTTTCCTTGAAGTAGAAGCATTAGCAGTTCCATCCCACTCATGGTTCATTCCAAAGTCTCCATCTACATAAGTAGAAACTGCTGTAGTATCTTCCCTTACCTCAAACATAATCTTATCTGCATAGAAATCAATATTATGTTGAGCCGTAGTAGTTAAAGATAATCTATATGTTGCAGCATCTGTAAGAGGAGCAACAGTATATTGAGCAGTTAATCTTCTCCATGAGGCTGCTAGGTCATCTGAACCAGAGGTTGCTAGTATTGACCCTGATGAATCCATAATCTCAAGAGTGACAGCTCCAGAAGCTGAAGCTCCTCTATGCTCAAGTTGAACTGATAAATGTTGTGGTTGAGTACTAAGTGGAATTGTAGGAGTAGTCCAATAGAATCCTTCGTCTGCTGCTGAGTTATCAGGATTAACTAATAATGAAGCTGCTCCAACAGATTGTTGAGAAGTACTTCTAGAGATAGCAGAACCAGAAGCTGTGAACATGGTCACATCAGATGCTTCAAGTCTAGGATTTGTTACCCAATTAGTTGCTACTTCCCCCTGACTAGCCGTCAACAAAGTTGATGCTGTAGTGGAAGTCGCTTCCCTAAAGGGATGATATTTTGTAAACGCATGTACAGATTGACGAGTAGAAGCATCGGCTTCCCACCCTCTGTAGTCGGTATGTCTTTCTTGTGCCATTTTGGTGTAGCTCCTAGTCTCTATATAATGTTATCAGTCCTACTACTGCTGCCATTACGACTGTTGCATGACCAAATAGTATTCCTGTAAGAAGAGCTAAAGATTTAGCCCCATAAAATTTTGTACGCCAATGTTTTAACTCATCTAATTCGTCATTTACTTTTTCCAAACCCACGCATAAAGTCTTGTTTAACTTACTCTGAGTATCTATATAAGTATCTAACCGTTCCATATAAACAGCTAAATCTATGTCAGTACGTTTTTTTACCATGGTTATACAGATACTCAGTTAAGTTTATTTATCTTCCGTATGCT